AAAAGCAGATAAGCTTTCATTAAAGGTGACGTCTACAGTATTATTTGTTCTATTAACACTCGTTACCGAACCAAAGAGATTACCATCAGCACCGGGATGTGTAGAAGAAGAAAGAATAAAGATCGGGTCTCCAGTCTCAACCATCACAGGAATAGAATTAAAAGTCATTGTACCAGTAGTACCGCCACTGTGACTGTATCTTTGACTGAGATAACCAACAGGTTCTGTAATGATTTTATAAGCTCTAGTCCCGTCATAATATCTTAACGAACGACCATCTACAAAATAATACTTTCCATAGAAGTTTACACCTCTGATTCTTCCTTCAACATCACAAATCTTTGTATTATCAACATAGACTTCAGTTTCAGTTGCCCGTAATAAATGAGATTCGCCTACCATTGGTTTGTATTCATCAACCCATACAATCTTGCCATTAAGCTGATTATAGTTTTCATTTACAGTACACCCATGACGTTTTTCCATGAGTGTACTGGAAACGAATCTCATATTTTTAGTATCAGAACCTTCATTATCATTGATGACGTTATCGGCTTCAACATTATTCATTCCACCACCGAAGTTCTCGATATTTATTACATTTTCATTTTTCCATGCTTTAGAGCCTTGTCTATATGCACTTCTAATAAACGGAGTTATCATGTCGTCACCTTAAATCTATCATCCCAATAAGGGAATCCAAAATATTCATTCTTAACGTATTCAATATAATTAGGCATACTGTCATCAGATATTGCTTCACCTTCACCATTAGAAATAGTTACATTTCCTGCTTCGATTTCATTAATCAAATCAGAAAAAACCTGTTCAAATTCATTTCTTTTTTCAATACCTTCATAAAATCTTTCATCAGTGTCATAACATCTATGCGCTGCAAAGAGAGCTAAAAGGTATTGATATTGTTCAGGGAGAAATGTTACTTGGTCTGTCTTTGTAGTCAGGTAAGGCATATCACCGAAAACTTTATATTGCCTGATTCTGTCTATTGCTTGGTTGATGAACATCTTAATGTTAGCTTCTGTGAAAACGTAAGAGTTATTATCTCTTGTATACGTTCTCGTCATTTTAATTAAATCATTCAGTGTCATCTAACCACCTCTTATTTACTCTGCAGGATTGGCAGGATTTGCAGGCGCTTCTACTTCTAACTGCGCAACTAAACCTTGAATAAAAATATCATCAGATGAGGTTTGAGCAGTAAAAGCAGAAGTTAAATCTGTTGGATCTTGAGAAGTACGAGCAATAAAAGCGTCATCATAGCTATCAATAAGCTTATACATACAATTCACCTCTATAAATAGAGGGGTGCGGAATGCACCCCTATTAAATTACAATAACTAATTACTCACCAGTGGAGCCTACAATACCTCTCCAGTCGGATACACCGAAACTGAATCTCATGTAGCCTCTGTATTTAGCAACGAAGGTATCAAAATCTTCATCATGCTTAAATTCAGGTTTGATTCTCCAGAAGAAGTTCAGTTCATGCAGATTCTTATCTAACAGGAACCATGCAGTATCGGAACCACCAACATTTTCACCGAGGAAATCATAAACAATCAGATCCAGACTTCCCTTAATGGTGTTAACGTCATTCAGTACAGAACCTGCTAACTGAGTAGAGTGGAGAATAGCCTTAGCAGTATGTTCCAGTGCCGGCGGTACAACAAGAGTTGTAGCCTTAGCCTGAATCAGATTACCAGCTTCGTCTACCTGTTCTCTCATCATCTGCATTGCATCCTTCAGGTTAGTATCAGTTAAAGCACCAGTAGTAAGATTGCAACCAGTTGCGTTGGAATCAACCAGCGGATGGTCAGCTGCAAATAACTTCTTACCATCATAAATGTTAGTGGTAAAACCAGTATTCAGTAAGGAAGCAGCCTGCTTTTCAACAAACTGTCTACCTGCTCTAGCCATAGCTGCAGGGAATTTGTTGATTTGACGATACTGTTCATCATCATATAATTCTCTTTCAATCATGAAGCCCTTAGTGAAAGCCTTATGGGTATAAGTTCTTTCCTGACCAGCAGACAGAGTATCATATGCAACAGTATCGAGACCAGATTCTCTTTGTACCCAGTCACCGAAAGCACCGAGACCATAGTCAGTTTCCTTAGCCTTTGTAGATTTATTTACGTGATAGATTTTAGAGAACTCTTCAGGGAGTTCAGCATAAGTTTCAAAGAAAATTTTTCTTAAACCCGGTTCTAACAGCTTACCAAAATTAGAACTAATATGGGTATTTTGAGTGGTAGGTTGTACAGGAGTCGGCATATTTTTCACCTCATAATGCCTGAATTATAACCACTTAGCATATTCCTCCTCACTTAATCCCATACCATGAGCAACTCTTTTCTGCTCTGGAGTTAATACGGTCTTTTGTACAGGAGCAGATTGTTTAGAAGAAACGGTTGTATTTCCTACGCTGTTTTTATCAGCTTCTAATTCATTTCTCAATTGTTCTTTCGCTTCTTCAATTGCCTGTCTCCTGATTTCATCCACATCAACTCTTTGTTCAGAAATCAATCCTTTATAAACAAAATCTAAATCTTCAGTTCTTAATTCAGCAGCTTTATTGAGAATCGCGACTTCATCAATATCACCATATTGCTGACGTAACTGGTTTAATTTCAAATCAGTTTCAAGGGATTTCTGATTATACAAGACTTCTCTAAGCATTTGCCGATCTGGACTTGCATTATCAATTGCGGGATTATTACCAACAGGAGTTTGCCTAATGGTGTCAATCAATTCAGGATGTTCACTAATATAATTAAATAACGTTTCGGCATCTCTCAGCCGTTCCCTTTCGCTGGCTAATTGCTGGGTTTTTCTTGTGTAATCGGATTGTCTTAACCATCCATTCTTCCACTCTCTTACTTCATCAGCACTTACATTACCAACACCGGGAATATCATAAGTAGAAACTTCTTCTACTTCTTCTGCAGTTCCCACGTCCTCTTGTGGTTCGTCAGTTTCAACTGCTTCTGACTGGTCGGCACCTTCCATAGGTTCAACTGTAGTCTCATCGTCTACTTGGTTGAATGTTTCAACATCAATTGCGGTACCTTCATAACCTTCTAAATTCATAATTCCTCCTTGGAGTCCCTAACGGGTTGTTCCAAAACAGTAACTTATAATTGTCCATCGCCTCTCATGATTTGGTCAACTACTTCTGGATGTTTAGCCATTAACATTTCTAAAGCTTCATCATCCATATCAGCAATTTGTTGCCAGATTTCGGGTGGTAAATCAGCATTCTTTTCCATCTGATTCTGCATTAATTTATATTCATTAATGCCTTCTTGATAACCTTGTCCACGAATATCATCTTCATGAGCACGCTGGTCTTCTTGGTCTGCTCGTTGTGAGAGTTGTTGAACGATTTGTCCAATCTCTTGAATTTGCTGACCAAGTTGTTGTATCTGCATCATAGCCTGATTGTTTACACCCTGTTGTTCTTGCTGAGCCATTCTTTCTTCCTTCAGTTTCTGGAAGTACTGCATGATAAGTTCTTTATTAACATTAGGAATGTAATCTAAAACAGCTTCTCTAGGTACCATTGGCATTCCATCTTCAGCAGGAGTCTGTGCCAGTCTTGTTAACTGGTCTAACATAGATGCTCTTGACTGGTTCGGAGAATTACTACCAATAATTTTAATAATATAATCCTGTTTAAGCTGTTCATCAGGATTGATGTCAATCATTTTATAGCCACTACCCGGAGGAGTAGGACTATTCATTCCTACAGGTTGACCATTCATCATCATTTCCTGCATCGGATCTACAGGTTGCATTTCAGCACCATTCAACTGCATCTGCGGTAATTTCTTAGATTCTTCAACCTTTTTAGGAATAACTCTATTAAATTTCCAGAATTGTTTTACTCTCTCAAACCACTCAGTTCCTAACAAACCAAGAGCATTATGATGGAGAGTAATCTTTAATCTAATTCTGATTTGCGCTGCTTCCTGCAAAGCAATGATTGCAGAAGCGGACTGGATACCTGACGGTGTTTGTCCTCTGGTTACATCATGTACACCTGAAATAACTTCAACATCATTCTTAAGACGTTCAACCATTTCAGAAACATACATAGGCATTGACGGAGGACTATCCCTTCTAACTTCAGAACCAGGATTCTTTCTAATAATAAGTCCAGGTCTATTCGTCAATTCACCTTTAGGAATACCAGAATTCTTATCAATAACCCACTGCATATTTGCAGTATGTTTAGCATTATCAATGATTTGGTTATACAAATCATTTACTTGATTCTGTGGAGAAAGCAACCATTTAACTTCTCCTTCGCCCCAAAACTGGAACGGAACATCAATATCCTTAAATAAGAAGAACGGGAATCTTCCAGTATTATAAGGATTTTCTTTATCCTCAAGTACTAAATCAAGTTCAGGTGCAACAGTAATTACTCTACCTTTCGGGTATTTCATCTTCTTATTACCATCATCACTATTAATAGTACTATAATCCCGACACCACATCTCAAGCACAAGTACTTGATTATCGAGCCGTGCATTATCATCTCTATCATTAACCAATTCTGAATAATTAATATCACCGCCTTGTAAATAATCAGCGTGTTTAGGGAATTGTTTCTTCAACTGATTAACGTGTTTATAATCCGCAAAGATGATATATTCAGCATCTTCAACAGAAGTTGCAAGCGGATCAGGATAAAGATTGAAGGGAGAAACAGGAATAGGTTTTACATCTCCATCTGTATTACCATTAGGTTTCTTATCATACTCATAAGTCAGCATAATAACAGAAGTACCTAATGCGAAAGTATAAATACTGTTTGCAAGACAAATCTCCTGCATGTTGGTTCGATGCCATTCCCAATCAAGAATATCATTAATATCCGTACAATACGGCATTGCTTCTTTGGTCATCGGAATAGCTTCAAACTTAGGAAAGTTGTCGAACAGAACAGGTCTCATACTCTCAATAGTAGAGTAGATAAAATTACTTACATGGTTTGTCTTATAAGATGGAACATATTTCTTTTCAAATAAAGAACCATCCCAAGCATTTAAGTACTTCATCCACCTATCTGTGTAACTGGATTTAGCAACCATAGCATCTTTGAATTTTCTATAAACCTCAGATGCTAGTTTCTTATCCTTTTCGGGAATTTCCTTTAATTCCTTATTCTTTTTAGATTGAGTATTCGACATTTTCATCCTCACTCTCGAAAAGCTCGTCTATAATTTCAGGAACATCGAAATTCTTTTCAACGATTTTTCTTACTTCATCACGACTTATTTCTGGCATATAATCTTCGTTTTTGCCTTCTAAAAAAGCCTGAAGAGTAATTGCCAAAGACATAACACAGTCATCGTGCTTGCCTTCCTGTGCATTTGTTGCTCCTTTTTCATCAATTACATAGGAATATAACTCTTGCACAATATCTATATCCCACATACCAATGTATTTTTCACGAATATACTCAGCCAATCTATCAATTGCCAATGGCTTTGTTCTTCGGTTTGTAGACCAGCCTAATTTCTTACTAATAGTGTCGTTAAACCGGTCATAACTCTTGGTATAAAATAGGTTATAATATTCTTGGTTTGCCACAGATTTCAGTGTAGTAAGACCGTGATTATTATTTTCTACTGCAAGATAAGCTTCATTATAGAAATTACATAATTTAATCAACTCATCTCCAAACAAATCAGGATCCATATGACCTCGCCATTTAGCAACGACAGTCAATTCATCATCCATCACTGTAGCAACACTATAGTCACCAGTTTCTAAACCTTCAGCTACGTCCACACCAACACAATATGATTTGTTTGGTTCGGGCATAAACCAAATCTTCAAATTTCCTTTTTCATGTTCAAAAAACTTGAATTCTTTTCCCGATTTAATCAATTCACCAGTGTATTTTGGTAACTGACAGTTCATTTCATACTCTTTGACCGCCTTAAGGTCGAATCTAGGTCTGCCAGAAGCAACAAATGCTTCTTCTGGTGTGGAGGGATATTCCTGTTTAAACATATCCAAATCTCCACCACAGTTATTAGCAATACACCATTTTCTCCAATAAAGCTGTTCATAAGTCAGATTAAATTGCTCTTTTAAGAACCATTCATCTGTATGAATGAGTTTCCCATCAGAAGTAGGCAGCATAGACTCAATTTCTTCAATAAAAGCCTGTTTTGTCTCCTCATCGGGAAAATTCATAGAATATTCATCTGTTTCAAACCAAGGAAAAAATATAGGAGTGAAGTCATTCTTACCCTCAACAGCGTCATTCCACATATCATAGAAATAACCGCCAACCCCATTTGCAGTACTTTCTAAACAAACGAAAGTATTAGGTGAATTAGGTACACACTGCATTAGGGCAGTCATTGTATTTTTAGCGTTTGGGAAGAATGCGATTTCAGAAACATGTATATTATGGTAGGTTCCCGAACGACCAGTATCAGAAGTACCGGCAGTAGCAATAGTAATTTTACTTCTCAGTCCGGGATTCAACATTTTTTCTTCATCATTAGTGGTTGGATTTTCAAACACTAATTCTTTACCGTTGGAATATTTCTTCAACGGTCTTATCACCATAGGACTTTCATCATAAAAAAGTTTTGACATACTGAATAAATTCATCGTAGCCTTCTCTTCATGAGCGATGATAAGGCTATTTACATACTCCCGAGTGGAAGTATCATGATAAATGTACCCTTCGGTGAATGTAGACATTCCAAGCTGTCTCGCTTTTAAGATAATATATCTTTTTGGTTTGCCATTCTTTGTATCTTCATCAATAATTTTATTGAATTTTAACTGTGCAGAATTAGGAACAAAGTTTACTAATTTGCTGTCCTTATTACGGATTTTCAGCATATTTTTCATAAACCAGATCCTGTCATTCTTCATTTTATACTCAAATAGTTCTGCCCGTGTCATCTTTGGTTTGTCTTTCTCAGCCACTGTCATCACTTATATCATAATCATCTATATCAATTACTTCATCATCTGATATAGTAGAATTCATGAGACTAGCAAGTTGCTCTTCTCTAGTGGTGACGGTCTTATTGACCTTAATAGACTGTTCAGCCTTGTGACCACCTCTATCCAGTATATCTTTTGCAGCCTGATAACGTACCGTATCCATATCACTATCAAGTAATGCAGTAAGAGTTTCAATAGCTTTATGTTTCAAAGCATTCAAATCACTATTGATTTTTACGAATTCTCTTGCCTGGATCTCTTTAATAATGTATTGAACACTTTCATCCATCAACCAAGCAGCAATGGTGTTACTGGAAACACCAACGATTTGGGCTATTTTCTTTTGAGTATATTGACCAGTAAGATAAAGCATTATCATCCTAGTCTTTGCAGGAGTAAGGCTATCAACCAGTTCAATCGGCAAACCAGAAAAGAGAGACTCTTGTTCTACAGGCTGTAACTGGTTTTCAGACACTCTATCACCTTCCAATCCTATTCTCTACCGCCATTTCAGCGGAAGGAGTAATGATTTCAACACCAGTAAAGTCCGTCACTGGCTTAAATTCAGGAACATCATATAAACCATTTTCATCCCGCATAAGTTTTATGCGTTCTCTAAACGCTTCAACATCGTGATTACCGGCAATAAATTCTTCTTCTGGAGTCTCAACCTCAGGCTCATCCGCCTTACGATTGGCAAACCAAAAGGAAAGACCGCCAAACATTTCTGTTAAAATACGCTTTAATCGGTCATAGATTTCTAAACAAATTAAAACCGATAAAAGAATTATTAATGCTTTCAAAACTTTCTCCTTTCTTACGAATTAGCGAGGGGCGATCCACCTTGAAAAAAAATAAAATAATACAAAAAACACAATATTTATACGGAGGATATTCGTTTTCTGAAACTCGTAGTGGACGTGTAAGAGCGATCGCCCCCAACTAACCGCAGAAACAAACTATTAAGCAGGTATATGAAATTCCATATATATTATAACATTTTTGTCCAAAAATGTCAACGAATATGTATAACTTCAAAGCCGGAATAACCCTCTATTTAAGTACCTAATTTTTAGGGGTGAGGAGTAACTTTGTTCAAAGGCACAATAATCCATAATTTATCTTGGTTTGTGTGTTAGGTGCGTTAAGTTAATGCGTTTGTGTGTTAGATGTGTGTTGGTTTGCGTTAGAGTTGTGGGAGAGTTGTGGGAGAGTTGTATGAGAGTTGTTGGAGTAACCCCCAGTAATAATTGTGTGTGTGTAACAATAAAGGAAGAATAAAATAAGCCCTCCCGTAGGGGAAGGAAGCAAGTACCTAAAATTCCTCCCATGGGGGAGGAGTCACCCACCCCTGACTAGTTAAACCAATAACTTGTAGATTATTATGTCAGAATAATCGGCTTGGGATACAATAATTCTTATAGATCAAAATATCAATTTCAATTTTTTATTACATTTAATAATAATTATTCGATTCATTATTCGGGAAGGGTTCCCCTTCGGGGATGTGCTCCGCACCTCCCCTTCGGTAGTATAAGAATAGCATAAAAGACGAGCTGTCACCCAAGCAGAAAATTTTATGACCACATAAAATATTCTTATGGTTGCTAATCAGTCAATTAATAATATGACGAAATAATATATGCTAACCAAGCATCATGCGTTCACCTCGTCTGATTCTACAGTTGCCGCATATTCCGTCAATTTGTATAAAACTATCATAAATCCTTCGTTCCTCAGGAGTTTAGATAGTTTTATTACAAAATTTCCTCCATATGACGACAACTGCATAATCAGATTCCCCGGAGGCTGAAGCCTCTCGGGCGAGGTAAACGAATGCTACTTGGTCATCATATATTATTTAGTCATATTAATAATTGACTGATTAGCAACCATAAGAATATTTTATGTGGACATAAAATTTTCTGTTGTTTGCCTGCTCGTCTTTTATGCAATTCTGATACTACCGAAGGGGAGGTGAGGAGCACATCCCCGAAGGGGAACCCTTCCCGACGGTGCCGTTATCACTCACGGTCTTTGACAATTGAATAGGCTATAGCCCCGACCAAGGCTCGCATTCTGCGAACAGACTGGGGATTTTAGCAAGGCATTTTCTCACTATCTTATTATTATTTTATGGAGGTCTAAATTATGGCTATTAACGAAACTTTCCTGAAAAACTTTGAATCCGACAACAAGGTAGCAAACATCGCAATTATCCCGGAAAAGGGTTATCTCTCCCAGTTGCTTGACATCAACAACAGTGGCAACGGCTATCTGCTGAATGTCCGTCTCTGGGATGGACCTTACAACGACGAAAGCACCGAGATTTACGAACTAGACGTTCGTATGGCTAAGTCCTATCTCACAACCTTCTTTAGAATTCAGACTAGCAAGAACGAATTGCCAGTCGCCAACCTGCTCGACTTTATCAAGTATTGGAGCGTTCATCCGCTCCCAGTCGCTTACGAAGTCAGCGACACCTACGGCGACACGCTTCGCCCGATGACAGAATAAGCCATCGGCTCCCACGGACTCCCGAAAGGGAGTCCTTTTTTTTGCCAGTCTTTGCCAGCCAGTCTCTGCGGGTCGGCTCGCTCCTTCGGATACCAGGCTCCGCCTGATCTCCTCAGTCGCTCGCATGGAAGAGAAAAACAAAAAACAAACAGACATCAAAAATGCAACAAAAACGCTCGGTCGCAGGCTCCGCCTGCTCCCTCGCTCGAAAAAAAAATAAAGAACTGGAAATGTGATGTGAAGTGTGATATGGAAGGAGTTTTGTTAAAAATTTAACATTCTACAAAAAATAAAAAATGTGAAAAACAATGTGAAAAGGGGAGGTTTTTCTTTTAAAATGATGACCCGCTGACCAGCTTTCCCCTCCTTTACCGGTTTCCTCTTTGTTTTTCCCCGCTGCTCACCGGTTCATCATTTTAAAAGAAAAACCAAAAGAAAAAGAAAGATTGACAAAGTTTTCACAAAGCCGAAAAAAAAACAAAAAAAAAGAAGAAAAAATGTGAAAAAATGGAAGCTCCGCTCGTCCAGAAAGCTCTCCTCGCCTTTTGCCTTCTCTTTTGGAGTGGTTGAGGAGAACTTTCTGACCTCGCTTCGTAAATGAATGAAAAAGTTACAAAAAATTTCAAGAGGTGTAAGGAAAATAGTAGTTTATAGAGAAATTTGTTAAAAAATTAACGAATAATGACAATAAAGGCCAGAAACAAAGCAAGAAAAGATTATCGCAAACCAAGAGTTAGTTAATATTCACTTTTGAATAAGTATGTGAAAGTGAGTAATTCCACTCCATAAATTACGTGGAATTAAAAAATAAACAAACCAAAAAAGAGCAAGACCGCCAAAAGAATTGACGGATCTCACTCAAATCTCACTATCCTCATTTATAGAGGTAATTAATTATACCAAACCAAGAAGAAATGTGCAAGAGAAAAAGACGCCCAATTGTACTCGATTAAGGGGCGAGTCTTCGCCGCCTTTAGGGTCGGTCTTTGTTGGTCTGCGGCTCGATGACCTGTCAACAACTTTTTCCGCATACGTTTTCGTGTCGCTGGCCGATCAGGTTTGCCCGTCCTGTTTGCCCGTCAGTTAGCCCGTCAGAATGGTTAGCCCGTCAAGTTAGCCCGTCCAGTTTGTTTAGAAAAAGTTGTTGACAGGCCACCCCTTAATCGAGTACATGGGCGGTGTAAAAAAGAATAGTAGTAAAAGAAAGGAGAAAAAAGAAATGAAAAAAAATAAATTACCTGAATGGATGAAAGTAGAACTCATTAAGGTAAAAAGAGAAGTAAATGGTGAAAACGGCAAAACAAGATATAGCATTGAATATTATGAAAGGAGAAAAATCGAATTAAACGAAATCTTAAATCCAAAAGAAAGAGAAAAGAACAAATTAAGATACGCAAAAAGAAATATACAGTTTCCAATTGCAACGGAAAAAGAGATTGAAAGAATCAGAAAGGAAAAGAGAAAATATGAAAACGATGTGAGAGAAGCAGAAAAAATGATATTTGCATTAAACAAAGAAAACGTAGGTAAATGTAATGAATGCCCATATAAAAAAGATAATAAATGTGAAAAGAAATGTTTCATTTATGAATTAATTAATGAATATAAAGAGATCTAAGGAGGTAATGAGAACGATGTATGAATGCTATGAAGTAACAATTTGTGAATCAAGAGATTGCAGCGAATGTGAAAATTGCATGGAATTTGAAGAAGCTTTTGAAAAACAGTATGAAGAATATAAGAAAAAGGTTGAAGAGGAGGAAAGAAAAAGAGCAATAGAAGACGGAATCACAATCAAAGAATTAAAAGAAATGTTAGAAGAAGTGAAAGGAGAAATTGAAAAATTTAAAGACTGGGCAATGGATGATTTTATTGTGAAGCATGGTTATTTCAAAATAGAAGAATACATGCGTGAATTAGGAACAGATGAAATATACATTAGTATGATCGGAACATGTGAAAACATTGAGAAAACAATAAAGTATAAAGAAGAAGCAGAAGCTGAAAAATGCCCACTATGTGATTGCACAGAATGTGAATTCATGTGGAATTTTGAAGTATGTGGAATGGAGGAAAAAGAATGAAAATTTCAAACGTAAGAAGAACACATCTGATCGAACTGGCAAGACAGGCAAATTACAGTGAATACGATTATGTAATACATGGTTGTTATTACGAATCAGAAGAAGAAAGAGAAAAATACAGAATAATGTGGCAAAAAACATTAACAGATGAAGCAGCGGTCAAAACTTACAGAAGAGTATTAAGAGAGACAATTGAATATGGAATCAAAATGAATAAAACAGTAACAGCAGACGATGTAGAAAGACAATTAATATTCATGATTGCACTGGAAGCATAAAGAAAGGAGAAAAAATGAATAGGTTATACACAATAGTTTTTGACAACGGAGAAATCTTCCGTGCCTGGAACCCAAATAATGTGAAATTGAAAAAACAAAAAATGAAAATGAAAGGAATTAAAGTAATAAAGGAATACACAGAATAAAAAAACAAATAAAATACAACACTCTTTGAGATTTATCAAGGCCGAGCCTTCGGTGGCTTCGCCAGCCTTGATAAATCTCAAAGAGTGTTGTTTGAAAGAAATTGTTAAAAAGATAAAAATGTGAAATCAAGAAAGAAAAGGTGATGAAAATGAAGTAGAAAACAAAGGAAAACAAAAGAAAAACTGAATAAAGTAGTTAAAACTCAAAAAACAAAAAAAACAAAGAAAAAAAACAAAGAAAAAAGGAGAATGAAAATGAGAAACGAATTAGCAACAAAGATGAATGATTTTTTGAACGTAAAGGTAGAAGAAAGATTAGAAGATAAGGCAGTATATCAGGTTAAGCTGCTGAGTTTCACAATGCAGGAAAGAGAAGACGGAAGAACGGCTCTTCTCATGAATTTCAAGGTGCAGGATAAAGATGTGACTTTATTTAGATACCAGATGACTGAAAACTTCAATTCCATGGTAGCACAGCCGGTAAAAGAATTCCTGGCACACAATGGATTTGATGTGGATAATGTAGACAATGCAACAATCCTGGATCTGATGAAAGAGAATGCAATTCCAGTATATTACAAGGAGCAGGAAAATGGAAGATACAACATTTACTTCAATAGAAGATAGAGAATTGGAGTATATGGAAAGCCTAATAGAAGGTGAATATACATATATCAGTGATGGACTAGAGCATTATATCTAGTCCATCCTAACTTTTTTGAAAAAAATATGAAAATAAATTGTCTTATAAATGTGAAAGGAGAATGAATATGTTAATTGATGTTACTACTGACAATACAGTCAGAATTTATGCAAAATTCAAGAACATGTTAATGGTAGAAGATAACATGGGTAATCTCTACTGCACTCCAACAAACAATATAAAATGCCAATGTGATGGGTGTGAAAACTGCACCTGTATTAAACCATAATTTTTTCTCCAGTGAAGGGGCGTAAATTGATACGTCCCTTCGCACCCAAACTAATGTGAAATATGAAAGGAAAAATATAAATGATTATTGACATCAGAATTGATACTGAAAAGGACAATGTGAATGATTTATTTGGTAAGTTGTTATCTACCAATCAGAGTACTATTGCTGATAACAATGTAAAACCAGTAATTAAAACAATTCGCAAAAGAAGAAAAACTCTCACTGAAGCAGAAAGAAGAGAAATCAAAT